TACGATTAAGCACCCTCAATATCGCGGCTGGCTCTCCGAGGCCCTTTTGTGCTCCGCCTTCTACGACGGCAACCAGCTCTCCACCGAGGACATCGCGGCCATGGAGGAGATGGGGCAGGTTCCGGTTATCGTTAACCTGCTGAAAACCCGCATTGACAATATCACTGGGCAGGAAATCAAGACCCGCACCAAGTTCCGCTACCGCAGCCGCAGCGGCAAAAAGGAAGAGGTCAACACCGCCAACGCCCTCTCCGACCTTTCATTTTACCAGTCCGACCGCGAGCGCAGCGTCCACAAGCTCTCCCGCGTCGGGCTCCACTCCCGTATCACCGGCTTGGGCTGGCATGAGTTTGAGGTAGAGGACGAGCCCCGCCGGCTGTGCGAGCGCGTGGGTGACCCCTTTGAGTTCGTCTGGGACGTGGCCGACAAAACCCCGGACCTCACCAACCAGCGCCACATGTTCCGCTACCGCTGGATTGAGCTGGCCGACGCCGAGGAGATGTTCCCCAAATACAAGGATTACCTGCGTCAGCTGGCGGAGAAGAACACCCGCGGGCTTGAAACCGAGTTTGCCAAGGGCCTGATGAACGTGGACACCAGCTACGGAAAGCCGGAGGGTAAAATCTTCTCCGGCGCCTATAACGACGCCGAGAAGGGCCTCGTTTGCGTGGTGGAGAAGCAGTATCGGGTCCGCGCCGACCTTTGGGAAGCCCTCACCAAGGACGGCAAGGTGGTGCGCACCTTTGACAAGGCCGAGGCCGAGAAAATTGCCAAAAACAAGAAGGTGGGCGACGGTATCCGCAAAAACCGCGGCTGGAAGGTTTGCAGCCTATTCTTCACCGCCGACACCGAGCTCTGGCAGGGCGACGTGGAGCAGCAAATTGACCCGATTAACGGGGAGTTCCTCTATACCCCCTACGTCTACAACCGCGAGCTCATCACCGGCCGGCCCTATGGGGCTGTGCGCGGCGCCATTGACCCGCAGCGGATGTATAACAAGAAGGCCAGCAAGCTCCTGTGGCTCATGTCCTCCCGGCAGATTACGGCCGAGAGCGACGCCTCCGACGATTGGGACGACGTGGCCGAGCAGGCCGCCAAGCCGGACGGCATCATTCTGCTCAAAGAGGGCGGGCTGAATAAAATCAAGTTTGACCGGAACCAGCCGGAAATCGCCACCCACTTCCAGTCCATGCAGCAGCATTTGGTGGAGGTGAAGGAGGCGCTGGGTATCTACGACGAGAGCATGGGGGCGCAAACCAACGCCCAATCCGGCCTCGCCATCGGTCGCCGGCAGCAGGGCACCCAGAACAACTTTGTGCTGCCGCAGGATAACTTCCGCGAGATGAAGATCCGGCACGGCAAAAAGCTCCTCCAGCTCCTGCGCAGCACCTACACCGAGCAGGCGGTGTTCTGGATTACCGACGACACCGGGGCATCCAAGGAGATGAGCCTCAACGAGCCGGTGCTGGACCCTGAAACCTTGGAGCCCAAAAAGGACAAGAAGGGCAACGTTATCCTCATCAACGATACCCGTGTGGGGGATTACGACCTCTACCTTGAGGAGATTCCCGATTACACCACGCAGCGCGAGGAGTCGTTCCAGAAGATGCTGGAGATTGCCAAGGCTGGCCTCCCCGTCACTCCGGGCTGGGCCGAGCTGGCCGGCGTGCCCAAAGGGGCGACCATTGTGCAAGAGCTTAATTCGGTTAATACTGCCGACCAGCAGGGGGACCCCAACGGGAAACCCGGCACACAAGTTTCACCGGCCGGTGCGCCGGGCCAAGGCAAACCCCCCGTCAAAGGGGCACCGCCGGGGCCGGGAGCACCAGCAAGTGGACCGGTGGCGGCCCGATAAGCCCGCCACTTTGACTCGTGAGTTTAACCGATGCACCCGACTTGCGGGGAGGGGCAGCAAAACGAAGGGGAGAGGTCATGCCAGAAGACCAGAATGTTAAGGCAGCCGAGGGTCAAACCGAAGCTGAAGCCAAGCAGGCGAAGGATTACTCCAACCTGTTCGGCCGCAAGGGCAAAGATGCAGCCAACGACTCGGCCAAGGCCGGGGAGAAGGGCACAGCGGATGCCGGCGCGGACGACGAGGGCAAGGGTGCCGACGCCAAGACCACCACGGAGGCTGATAAAAAGGCCGATGGGGATGGAACCGATGCACAGGGCCAACCTGCTGCAAAACTCTCCGACGAGGCCGCCAAGGCCCCCAAGGAACTCACTCCGGAAGAGGCGAAAGCCAAGCTGAAGGAGTATGAGGACGACCGAGCCATTGCCAAAGGCAATGTCGCCGCCCTCGCCACCGCCAACGAGAAATTGCTGGCAGCGCTGGAAGAGCAGGGTTTTGAGCTGGAAGACTTCGCCAAAAAGGCGGGGGTGGACCTGAATGCTCTGAAGCGGGTCAAAGCGGCCACCAGCGGAAACCCCGCTGATACCGCCAACCCGGCGATGGAGAAGGCCGTCAAGTTTGACGAGACTTACTACGGTAAGCCTGTGTTGGACGAGAAAGGCAACGCGAAGTTAGACGAGAAGGGGCAGCCAATCCGCAAGGGTGGCATCAAGAACCTTCTGGACAAGGCCGAAGGCACCGACACCGGTGTTTACGCTGAAACCTTCGCAGCTCTCATTGCCTTGGACCCGCAGACCCGCGAAAAGTGGGTGCAGCTGGACGACGACCAGCTTGCCGACTTCGTGGTTGAGCAGGGCAAAAAAGCCGCACAGCGGTTCGGTGATATCTCCATGTCCAAGGGCGGAATGCTTGGTGCCTTAGAGCGCTCGCAACGTGAAATTGCCGAGCTGAAAGCCAAACTGGCGGAGCGTGGCTCCGGCGATGAGGCCAACGGCAAAGGCAAATCTGTGGACGATGAGGGCGATGATAAAGCTGGTGAGTCTGCTGAACCACAGAAGGGCAAGCGCCCGTCTTTGAGTTCCGCCCGCGGTGGTAATGACACCTCCGCCGAGCAGAAAGGCCAACGCCTTAAAGGACTCTTTGCCGGTCGCTAACCAAGGGTTAGCACCTTCAACCGTGCGCCCCTTGGTGGAAAAAACACCAACAAGGAGACGCTATTATGCCGAGTCCTACCATCAGTAGCTCCAATGCTGCTGCCGTCAAAAAGTGGAATTCCACTGTTATGACGGACCACCTCCGTGGTGCCCTTCTGGAACCTCTCATGGGGACCTCCGAAGACGCCATTATTCAAGTCCTCCCGGAGCCCGAATTGAGCTCCACCGGGGACGAGTTCACCTTCCACTATCGCCCGGCTCTGGACCGCACCACTGGTGTGGACGGTTCCGACGTGCTGCGTGGTAAGGAACAGGACCTCACCCTCTACACCGACAAGGTGACGATTGATGAGCGTGCCAACGCTATCAGCATCCGCAACTTTGACATCAGCCAAAAGCGGACGGTGGTGAACCTGAAAGACCAACAGTTCAAAGCCTTGCAGGACTGGCTCATTGAGCGCAACCATCTGAAAATGATGCAGCAGCTCTTGAGCACCAGCACCGGCCGCGTCCGTGCTCGCGCCCTTTACGGGTCCAGCGACGCCAACTGGAACGCGACGGAAGCGACCGCCAAGGCCAACGTGGACGCCATCAACGACCTGTTGACGGTGGAAATGCTGGTTCTGGCCAAGCAAAAGGCCCAGCTGGAAGGGAGCTCCAAAATGCGCCCTGCCAACGTGAGCCGCAGCGAGGATGCGCCTGTGGAAAGCTTTGTCTTTCTCGGCCACCCCTACGCTGTCCGCCGCCTGACCAAGGACCCTGAATGGCGCAACGCTGAATACTTCTCCGAAGTAGCCAGCAACAAGCGCCACGGTGGGGCCTTCTATAAGGGCACCATTGAGGGCGTGTCGGTTTACGAAATGCCCGAAAGCAACATGCTGGAAGCCTCTGCCGGTGCTGGTAGCATTACCATCGCCCACGGCCTCCTGCTGGGTGCCCAAGCCGCCTGTGTTGGCTATGGCATGGATCCGGAGTTCCGCCCGGATAACGATGACTATGACCGCATCCAGAACCTCGGTGTTATCTCGCTGCAAGGTGAGAAAAAGACCGTGTTCAACGGTGAGGACTTCGGCATCGTCCACGTTTACAGCGCCTACTAAGGCTCTGTAATCCAAAGCTAACCGCCTGAAAGGGGGTGCTAACCCACCCCCCGCCGGCTAACAAGGAGAACAGGATATGGCTACTCTCAACTCGCTGGACTATGCCCGCCCCGTCTTGGGGCAGCAGCCGTCTATCGTGCGCGCCACCCTAACCGCCGTTGCCGGTGACGACACCGCCAACAGCTTCACCGTGGACTTGGCTCCCAAGCTCAAGGCAGTGGACAGCTTCATGCTGGAACATCGCAAGTCCGACGGCCAGCTGAAGGCTGTGAAGGCCACCGTCAGTGGGACCGTGATTACCGTCGCAGACGGTGCCACGGATACCATCGCGGCCGGGGACACCACCGTAATCTGGGCCGAAGGTCCGATTGCCTAAGTGTTGAATATCAACCGCCCGCCGGCACCCGCTGGGGGGCAAACTGAAAGGATACGAACATGACCATCGCAGTTCTTTACCAAAACGAGGGCACCACCAAACAGGCGACCCGCGTGCATGTGAAGCAAACCGCTTCGTCTGCCGAAGGGACCGCCAACAGCATGACCATTGCTGTTGACGACCTGACGACCGTTTCCGGCGTGGAAGGGTGCAGCATCCGTAAATCGGACGGCACCTTCAACACCGCCGGTTTTGGCGTGACCTTCTCCGGTAATACTCTGACCGTTGTGGCTACGGATATCGTGGCCGGCGACGTGTTTTCCGGGTCGGCTATCGGAACCGTCTAAAAACGGCTCCGGAAGGCCGCTGGGGGCCTTGGCATTAGCCTCAACCCCAGCCAGATTTTAACAACGGGAGCCCAAGGCGATGAATGTGGACAAGCTGGTGACGATGGTAGCCCGCCTCGGCACGGCCGAGAGCACCCCGTCCTCTACCCGGAAGGCGGAGCTTCTGGATTATGTGAACATCGCCTATGGCCGGCTGTTCCAAGAGGCCAAGCAGGCCGGCCGGCACCTTCTCTCCGCCACGCAGGAGGTCACGGTGACCGACGGGGTCGGCACCCTGAACGGCAACCACGCCTTCATCCTCTCCGTCCGTGACCTTGGCAACGCCTCCCGCCACCTTACCGCCTCCGACGTGGAGGAGATTGAGCTGCTGGACCCGGAAGAGGACAACACCGGCTCCCCCGACCGGTATTACCTCACCGGCCTGAACACCCTGAACCTCTGGCCCCGGAACGACACCACCGCCAAGGTGCGCTCGGTTCCCATGCCCACCGACCTTTCCCTCGGCGCCGACGAGTCCACCATCCTCATCCCGCCCCCCTACCACTCCGCCATCATCTGGGGGGCCATCCTTTGGGCGGTGTTTGATGAACGGGACAAGGGCTTCAACGTGGAGGTTTCCTTCGCCCGCCAAGAGTATGCGCGGGAAAAGGGCGCCCTCATCGGCTTTCTGGAACGGCAATCCAAGCGCAAACTGGCGGTGAAACAATGGCACTAAGGGCTGGCCTTTACGACGAGGTGTTCTTCCCCTTCCCGCAGGGGCTTATGAGCACGGCCCGCGCCGCCCGCGCCCTGACCACCAAGTATGCCCAGCACCTTGAGAACATGATCCCCTCCGCCAACCGAGAGGGTGCCGGTGTGACCCGCTTCGGCTCCCACGCCAAAGGGGACGCCATTGGGGGCGGTTTGACCATCATTGAGCTTCTGTTCTACCGGACCAGCTCCGGAACCGAGGAGAAGCTGGCTGTGATGTCCGACGGGAGCCTCCGCAAGTATGTGGGGCCGACGTGGACCACCGTGACCGGCGGCGGGGCCGGGGCGCTGGCCACCGACTCCTTCATTCGCACCGAGTTCATGAACGGAACGCTGGTGATTGCCGACGGGGTCCATAACCTGCAGGGATACGACGGCACCAGCCTCGCGGTCCTGAAGGATTGGGTAGAGGATACCAGCGCCTCGGCTTGGACCAAGGTGGACTCGGATACCTTCACCATCGTGACCGCCCGCGGGGACACCAATTACCCCAACGGCCGCCGGGTGCGCCTGACCACCGACGCCGGCCTTATCACCGCCACCATCGCCACCACGAGCTACAACTCCGGGACCAGCACCCTTACGGTCAACCTCACCACCACCGCCATCTCTGGCGCCGCCACGATTACGGCCGTTGATTTTGAGGTTTCGGCCCCGGTCCTCTCGGACGTTTTCAAGTTCAACGATTACCTGTTCGGCCTCTCGGCCGGCAAACCCCACCCCAGCACCTTCCGGGGCAGCGAGGGGCTGAAGGTTTACCACACCTTTGTGCCCAACAACCCGGCCGCGTGGGTTCACGGCACGACGCTCGGCTACTCCTTCACCAACATGGCCGACAAGCACAACGCGGCCGATGAGTTCCTGAAGCTGGCCAGCATTGACGGCCTTCTGGTGTGCCTCGGCCGGCAGGGTATTCAGCTGTGGGCCGGCGACGACCCCAACACGGCCGGCAGCTTCAGCTGGCAAAAGACCATCCCCGTCGGCATCCTGTCCGGGGCGCTGGTCCAACATTTCCCCGGCGACGTGCTGTTTTTCACCAAGTATGGCGGCCGCAGCCTGCGCCGGGTGTTCCAGACGGAGAGCCTTGAAATTGCCGACGACCTCGGCGGCGAGGTAGACCCCACCGTGACCAAGGCGGTGAAGGACCTGCTGGCCTCGGCCACCACCTACCTGCAGGCTTACAGCTTCATCTACCAGCGGGACGGATTTTATGGCTTCCGGATTAGCGGCAAGCCCCTCGTGTTCTTCCTGTCCTCCAAGGCCGGCGGGTGGGAGTTCTTCTCCGGCATCTTTGAGAGCGCCACCGTGTGCCGTGCCAGCGGCGACGGGGCGCTGTATTTGGCCAAAGGGGACCAGCTCTACACCTACGCCAACGGGGCCGACGACGAAGAGGACGAGGTGGTTTACTCCGACGCCGGTGCCAGCATTCGGCAGATCTGGTTCCTGCCTTGGCAGACCTTCCGCGCCCGGTGGACCAACCGATACTGGCAGCTTTTGCTGGAGTCCTCGGATGAGAGCGTGGAGGTTAGCCTCACCCGGTTCACCGATTCCGACTCCAACGAGGGCGTGGAGGTTCCCTTTGTGGTGGACGCCAGCTCGGCTTTCTGGGACGAGGCGGAGTGGGATGTGGACGGGTGGGCTTACTCCGACAAGGAGCCTCTGGCGCGGGATAAGTTCGTATGCAGCAGCATGGCCGCTGTCCTCACCTTGAACGGGACCAAGAAAATTGAGATCTTGGGCATTAAGGCAATCGGAAACTAAGGAGAAAAAGCAATGCCACAATTTGAACGCCCGACTGGCTCTTACGCAGGCTCCGCCGGTGCCAACCGCACCAAGTATCAGGACGACTC